GTCCGCTGTTCCTCGGCCTGCGTCTTGTTCAATTGTTTGGTCGTCTTTAAAATTACCGCTTCCACCGAGAATTGCCCCGGTACTATCTAAAGTTACTTTTGATTCTAATGCCATTTTTAATTAACTCCTATTGTTTGTGCTGTTTCTGCTGCGCCCTTCTTCATTTCTGCCAGTGCCGACGCTTCCTCTGTTGGACCATCATTAGAAGGCGTTGATTCTGGTTGATCGGTTTTGACACTGTCTGATTTTTCTTTTTGCTTGATCTGATCAGAAAGGGACACGAAATCAAGGAATGATTGTAAAGATCTCTCGCCTGACATGGACTCAAATCCTGCCTCTGTCACTCGTTCCACATATTCACCGGATTTGACAATTGGTAAAACTCGCCCTGAAGTCACTTTAAGTTCGGCTTTTAATTCTGCTTGTCCTTCGGTTTTCGCTAATGCAATAGCTGCATCATATTCAGCTTTGGCAGTTGGATTTTGTGTTAAAAATTCGGATAATTCCATATTTTCCTCTTTTGTTTGGGTTTCTGGGTGGTTATTAATTGATGTAGTTATTTTTTTTGAGTCTGATTTTACAATTGTAACCGGTATACCTTCGATTTCGTCTATCATTCCAACTTTTAAGGCTGCATCTGCCGCCATTATAGAGCCTTTTCCAAAATTTTTATTAACAAATTCGGCATTTACTACAGGATTTCTTGGTGAAATTCCTCTTACAATGTGATCAACAAAAACATTATGAATCTCGTCAAGCCTGTTAATTGTTTGCTTTTGACCTTCAGCAGTTTTGATGTCGAGTCTTTTTTTTGGTGCATCGGTAGACGTTAAAATGACTCTTTTAATCCCTTCAGCCTTGTCTTGCGCTGATCTATCAATAAATTCTGCGGCAACTCCAATTGATCCAACACTTGAGGTTCTTCCAGTTGCAATAATTCTATCGGTTTGACTAGCAAGCCAGAAAGCTGCCGATGCCGCCATACCATGAATTCTGGCAGTTGTGGGTTTTGATGTATTGAATATTGCATTCGCTGCGGCCTCCAACCCTTCTACTTCGCCGCCACCCGAATTAATTTCAAAAACTATTTCTTTAATGGCTTCGATTTCATTTGCTTGAAATATTGCTTCAGATAAAAACTCAAAAGTTGTAATTGATTCACCAAAGAAACCAGCCGAAGGGCTGACATGATTTGTAAGCATCCCTTGAATTGGAATATGAGCCACACCATCCATATCAACTTCTAGCTTAATTTTCTCACCTTCAACTAATTCATTTATTTGCGCTAATTCAAGTATTTCTATTGAATGAGACTTGACATCTTCAGGTGACATCGACAAAGCGGCGTCCCTAAGTTCTTTTGAACAATCAAAAAAAGCTTTTAATTCAATCTCTGGCATCAAATAAAGTTTTTTGTTCATATCCTTTTTAAATTAATTTTCGTCAGTATATTTATTTTTTATTTTAATTGCAAGCAGTTGTATATTATCGTTTTAATAAATATATATTTACCAGGATTATAATAGCTGCATTCATGATAGGAACTGCAAGCCCGACAAACCAACGCATACTTATTTTGTGGTCGCGAATATTTTTTCTCATGGTTTTTTGACGCTCTTCAATAATAATAACTTTTTTGTATTGACTTCTCTGTCTTTCGTCATATTTTTCTAAATCTGTTTTCAGATCATCCAGTTTCTCTGAAAAATCTTCAAAATATTTTTTTATTATAAGATCTTCCATTACAATGCGGCCTCGTATAATTATTATCCGTCGTCTTCGGATTCGTCTTCTTGAGAGTCTAACACTTCTTGTTGTTGTTCCATGGCTTTTATCTGGAATGGATCAGTAACTAATTCGGGAAGTTGCGTTGCTAATTTCGCTCGGTTTGCTTCTCCTGAACTGCCGTTGTACAACATGGCTTCTTTATCGAGATCAGACCAGCCCATTTCAGTTGCTAGTTTTTTTGCTTGAAGTGTTTTCAGGGGGTCAACATCTGGTAGCGGATTTCCTATCCAATTAATATTTAGCCAGGCACTTCTTATAATTGGGTCTGAAAAACCTGGAGCTTGAACCCTTCCAGCTGCTATTTCTTCGGCTACCCATGCACCCCAAACTATATTTAGAAAGTCTGCTGCAATTTCGTCTACTTTGATTTCAATTACATCAGCGTACATTCCAAATTCTGCGCGGCTAGCAGAATGACTTTTGCTCATTTGCATGAGAGCTATTGTAATTGGAATAGATTGTGCCGCTGCTAAATATTTTGTTTTATAATCTACATAATCTACGGTTTTTTCTGCTGGACTTGCGTTTGGAATAGTTTTTAATTTATCGCCTTGTTGTCCTCCAAAAACATGAACTGTTCCCGGCTCTGTAACTGTCGCCTCTTCTATTTCGCAGTGCCTTACACCCCCCACGCCGATATTTTGTGGTACTGCTGGTGATTCTTTTTCACTAGTTACTACAACTCCAGCACCGCCGCCCCTATTTAAACTTGATAAATCCATATCTGAAGGAGTTTGCATATCATTTTCGACGGTCAGACCGAGAGTTGCTTCCATGATGCGTTTTTTGCCTGTGGCCACATCAAAACTAGTAATATCTTCAAATTCTTGTAGACTATAACTTATTTCTGGAATCCCTCTTGTTTGTCCTGGATACTCTGGTTTAAATCCGTGAATCATGAGAGGACGGCCTGTTTTTTTATCAAAAGCATCAATTTCGACGAATTTAAACCTGCCAATACTTTGAGGATCAGTTATCCAAACTTTATAACCCGTTGTTTTACCATTTTCGTCTTTAATTATGCCGTCATCTTGCGCAGAAGGGCCCAAACTTGTTGTAAATTCATCACCTCTAATCTGATTTGGATCGATAAAACTAATTTGCAGAGGATTTAAAAGCTTAGGATCGTCGCTGTATGTGAATCGAACAAAAGGTTCTCCGTCTCTATCGAATTGCCATCGATAAAATCCTTGGTTTTGATTAAAATTGTTAATTCCTGTTAGATCGCTATCTTTTGATTCTGCCCATAATTTGAATCGGGACTTTAGCTCATCTGACCATTCTTTTGCTTGCTCTCTTGTGATTCCGATAATTTTAAACAAAGGTGCTGGATCTGGAATCAACCCAGAACCAATTATTGTATCATTTGTTCTTCTTAAAATAGTTCTGGCTTGTGTGGATTCATGGACTGTAACTCTAGTATTTTGACGAGTGGCCCAATGATCAATTACTAAATGTTTTTGATACCTAGATAATCCTTGAGCTGATTTCCCCCCTGAACGTCTTGTGTTTCCTGCAGTTAGAAAATTATGGCCCGTTGATGATGCTGTAAGTTTTTGAATTGGATTTTCAGAAGAAATATTCTGTGCAGGCTTAGATGTTTTAAATTTATTTACGATATTTTTGATATAATCTTTCATTGACGCCTTGTTTGCTGCCGTAAAAGCGTTGTGCCGTCTAAGGCTCTGCGTAGATAATTACGCTGTGCTATAAGTCGCTCACGGGCAGTTATCATTTCCAGCGGACTATTAAAAACCTCTTGTGCTTTGCCTGTTCCACTGTCAAAGGTGTAAGACCTGGTCCCAGTTAATGCAAAGCCAGTAATAGCGGCGTCTAACAGCGTGATATTCGCAAGAACGGCGACTAAATCGGCTTCTAAATCTGTTTTCCTCTCTGTTGTTAAGCATGTCATGGATGAAACATACTAATTTTTGATATAATTTACAAGTAAGGATTATTTTAAAGGAATAGGAATTATATTGTTGACAACAATAATCAGTATGTTACTATAGATATATTAAATAATTAACTCTCACGAGGAAATAAAATGGAGAATAGCAACCAAGGATTATTCAATCTAAAAGACAGATTTGAGAGTATAATAAAAGATGAACAACAAGTATGTGATAATTTTAAATCTGACATTATTACCAAGTTGAACTTTGATGAATCTATAAATGTAGATATTCAAGGTTTGGTAAATTCGTTAGTGAAATCTCAAGAACGATTCCACTCTAATCAAAGAAGATTGGATCATATAAATTATGAAATCGAATTAGACATAGCAGAGAAATAAATAGATTCTGAAACATAACCCAGGGAGAATAAAATGGAAAATCAAATTGTAAAAGAATACAATAAAGAAATCAAAATTGCTCTAGAAAAAATAAACACATCAAAGACCCAACTTATCGACTACAGTAGTCGAAATTTTAATGAATTTAACTATAAAATGATGAAAAAATTAATGGAAGAAATTACAGAAAATGCAACAATTGTCAATACATTGTCAAAACTTGCAAATAAAATCTTAGCTAAAAGGGGATAAAATGGAAAAAACAAAATGGATATTACTAGTAACTGACGGCAATAAGGTATGGAACAAATTTCTTGAGGCAGATAGTTCTGAGCCGGAAACGTTAAAAGATCGGCTGAAAATTTAATCGATTATATGAACAGCAAGTTGAGGCCCAGGCAAAAACCGCGAAAACTTTTAAATTATGAAATCGAATTAGCCGTAGCAGAGAAAGAACTAGAAGAAGAGTATGGTGAAATAGATTTTGAAGTAGGAGGATAAAATGAAAAATCGCAAGAGAATAAATTTTTTATTTGTAGGCGAAGACAGAAGCCAGCGAGCTATTAAAATGAATGTGACGTGGAAGGACGGAAAGTTAGCGGCAAAGACTTTATTTGATGCTTTAGAATATTCCAAGATCAATTTAAAAAACTGCACATTTTGCAACCTGTTTGAGAAAGGAGGCGAACAAATAGTGGCACGTTATAAATACACTTGTACTGTAACAGTCGTAGGCATGGGGAAAAAGGTTCAAAAACGCTTAGCTGAGTTAGGCGTTACACATACACCCTTGATTCACCCTGCCGCAAGAGGGAAAATTAGAAAGAAAGAGCTTTACCGCCAGCATGTGAAAGATACTTTATCACCAACATCTTTTCCTTAATTCTCTCTCAAATCGAGCTGTTATGCTGGCACGGTTTACTAATTCTCTAAGCTTTTCTTTGCTGTATTGGGGGAAATTTCGTTTAATTTGTTCTCGATCTGCCATTATTAAGCCTTCAATCCAGAAATCTGAAGCACATAAGTTGCCCACCATTAAATCTAGTGGCTCATTCGCTCGGCCCTGTACATTGTGAAAACTGCCATCTTTCCTCTGTTTTTCAGCCGTTAGCCCTTTAAAGTAACTATCTGGGTAATCATCCGGCGTTTGGTGGCTATTTGGCGGTTGCCCCTCAATGGGATCCATTTTATTTTTAAGTTTCCTGTAAATCTGGCCTTTATAATAGTTTGTCCTGATCCGAACAAGAGCATGAGAGCCAGAAGTTGATAAAACAAAGTGCCTCCAGTCTGTCCCGGAACGCTCATCAATTATAGAAAGTTTCAGTTTGTCTTGTTTTAAGTCCTTATCCCCTTTGCTTGCGTATGTCATCGGCAGAGGATCACAAAAATTATAGACTGTATCGGTTTGGTATCCACTATCTATAAATATCATTTCAAGACTGAACTCAAAGCCGTCTTTTCTTTTAAAAACTAATCCAGTTTCGTCCATCCACTGTGTTAATTTCGCCCATGCTCCGGATGTGTAGTCATCGACTCGCCCGTAAAATATTTTATAAATTATGCTTGCCGTTCTAAATTGCGGCCCGTGTCCCATCACTTCAAATTCAAGCCGTGGAAGTCCTCCAAGTTTTTTATAGTCTTTTAGCTTTGCAAGTTTTTTTACTTCTCGGGCGATATCATCATTATCGTGTTCTCTGTAAATGTCGCGGCCTCGTTGTACATCACCCATCATTGTGAGCCACATTATTCCATCCGGTACGGTTCCAGATTTGTAAGTACTTCTAAGTTCGTAGACGTGATCTAGTTTTGGTGATTCGCCAGTTGGTTGGAATGATTTCCCCAAATATAAATTAGTAAAACTTCTCATGCCATCGTCTCCAACTTCCATCGCTTCGTCGTATTTTTTCCGAATATATGTGAATGTCGCAAGCCCAGGACTATAAAAACTAGGTAGATGATAGCTCCTGAAATGTTTATCGATTGACTGGACTGTAGGTTCCCACCGGCCCGACTGGAGTAATTTTATTTTTGAACTTTCGAATATTGCGTCATGGCAATGGAAGCATTGGTAATACCCCTGCACAAGACGACCGGCTTTATAATCACCTTTTAGACCATAGCTACTTTTTTCGGTTCCCATGCTTAAATATTGATATTTTCCGCACATTGGACAAGCTACCATATACTTTCTTTTGTCGCCCTTGTTGTATTGATCATCAATTAAAGATTCTCCGTATAGTCCAGGAGTGGAAAGGTCGAAAATTTTACCCCCGTTTTCAATGAATGCCTGGACTCTTCCTTCAGAAACGCTTAGAACATCGCCCTCCCCGGTTGAAAGCATCCGTGGGGCTCCGTCAATTTCATCTCTAACTAGAATTTTAATTGACTCAGACCGCATTCCGGATGGTGATTGAAGGGAAACCAAGGCCAAAGTTCCTCCAATAAACTCCTTATACTGTGATTTATCGCCTGATTTTCTGGATTTGATATTTTCGGTTTGGCTGAATATGAGATGTCTTAGATCACAGCTATCAATTAACGGATCCAATCTTGTATTGCTGAATTTTTCAATCAATGCATCTGTGGCTGTCATGTACATGATTTTTGCAGGTCTTTCTCCCATGTAGTAAGCAATCACGTTTTCAGCAACAGTTGTTGCAAAGATCTGAACACCTTTTTTCATAGCCTGGTGCCTGACTGTGCTGAACGGACTCATATTGTCACAGAGTTCAATCACATATGGGCCTTTGTTGATATCGTATATTCCCTCGAATGGACTGCCAGGAGGCATGACCCGTTTTCCGTTTATGTATTTACTGATTAGTTTTTCTGGTTGGTGCGTGGGGAAAAGGTCTGACTGACTGAGAAGAAAGGAGATATCTTGGTCAATGTAGTTGTTTTGTGGTTGTCGGCTTGTTTGATCCATAAGTTTAAATTATAAAAATAATAAAGTGTCAATATCGCCATACTGATCCGAATCTGCAACCAATTCTATACTCTTACTTTCTCTCTGATTGCTAAAACAAATATCTTCTCTGTCTAGAAACTCTCTCACTTTCTGATATACACTATCAAACCCATCTGCAACAACATATGATGTATCATATTTTCCACCAGATCCCTTTATATGCACTCTAAATAGTTTCATTATCACTCCCCCAATTTTTTAATATTTTTTAGAAACTTATTGAACTCTCTTTGAATCGATCTGATTATAATCATGATGCTGTCTTCAAGGATTCTGGTTGTTTTGAGCATTCTTTCCTCTTCGCCTGAATTTAATACTTTGTTTATTTCTGAGCTTAAAATTTTGTCATTCTGTTTTTCGATTAGCTCTAGTATCTGTTTAGTTTTTTTCTTATTCGATTCGTTGTAGACTGCGGATATTTTAGGGCTCGCACTAATACCCAAAGCCTTTAATTGA